TAGTCCAAGTAGCAATTACGCGCACCTTTGGTATCAAGAGCAAAGGTTGCGTTGACGTTGTTGATGGCCAGGGCTTGTTGCTCAGTAACATCGAAATAGGCCAGGCGTACCATCCAACAAACGGCCATTGTGAACGACGGAACTTCAGGATTTACAAGATCGTAAGCGCCTATCTCTTCCGCAGTCATTGGCCTTAAGGTGTCAACATACGTTGTAACAGTCTCGTAGATGGGTGTAACGTCGTCTTCCTCGACACCTATCATCTGTTGGTCCACAATAGTCTGAGTGTCAATAGCCCAGTACTTTTGAGGTACCCCGGCAACAGCAGTTAGATCAGGATTTACCACCCATTCAGACGCTGGGTAGTCCGGAGTGTTTACGCTTGTAAGCATTAACTTCGACTGTCGGTGTAGAACATTTGCCATTGTGGTATCCGATCTTAATGTGGAACTCTTGCTTGATAATGCAGGTATTCACCTGCAACTGGATAGGGTAGTGCAGTATTGGTGGTAGTTGTTACCGTTGAATATAGGATCACGGAAATTCTTACAGAAGGGAAGGTGATCGTTTGGTGGTGTGACTGTTAGGACCATACAGACACGAACCATAAGGAGTTGCATGTAGACCGATCGGACCACTATCAACTACTGATCTTACACCCGCAGCAACTGCATTCTCCTGTCTCTCGTCCATGCTAAGCTTAAACAACAGTCCATTGTTTATGTAGTCCTTAGACCCACTGCTGAGGATCGTAAGTATCTCATTGCCTGAAAGAACCCTGTTATACAGTCGCATGTCCTCAAGATACCCTTGAGTAAACTCCTGGATGTTCGTGTCTCCTGCACCTTGGGCATTTGCCCTACCACAATGCCCGTGGTGTCTGTTCCGAAGGTCATGTTACGAGTTCCAGATGCAACAACTACACCATTCTGGTATAGAAGTATGGAGGAACCATTGTAGGTGAACGCAAGGTGATACCAGGTGTTTAGCGACAACGCACTAGGTGCACGTACATTAGTGACAGAAGCTGCATCACCAATAAGAGCACGTGGTGCCATACCACTCAAGTTAAGTGACCACCATTCGTTACCCGCCATGCTACCCGCCGTGCTACCAGTAGCGCGATTTATGAACATCTGCAATGACTGGCTTTGGGTTAGGTGAACCCATGTGCAGATGCTTATGGCATTGGTTAACGTGTTTAAGGCAGCGTTATACGGTACGTAACAGTAGTTGTTGTCACCGAAGAAGAGGCTCATTGCTATTCTCAGGTAAAGGAGAGCAACGTATTGAGCAATAGGAAATCACCGGCTAGCGTGTCTGTTGCGGATGGTGAGTTCCTAGTCAGCTCGAACTGGTACGTGTTACCAGGAGTTATTCCAAGTGTAGCTAGATCAAGCGACACTTGAAGTACTTGGTAGAAAGCATTAGTCGAAGTCGAAACGTTTGCAACGGCAAGTCTAGCAGACCATGCACCCACAGCTGCATTTAGGTTTATGACCTTGTAGTACAAAGAGAGTGCAACAGCACGGGATGTTGCTGGAGCAGTGGCGCAACGATAAGTGAAATTGAACGTAAGTGTGCTGCTAGAAGGTGGTACGTAAACCGTAAGACCAACACCTTCTTCCACGGTGTCATCGAAGGCTCGTACTGACAGTGAGTTATTCGTACCATCAACTGTGACAGGAGCCAGTGCGTTGATAACCCAATTGGTGTTGTTGGGGTTGTCAAAGGTAGCAGCAGGATACATCAAGGTAGTTGTTCCACCTGGCATACCTGCAGGACCGGGAGTTCCACGAAGACTACAGATCAACATCGAGAAACCTATTTGTACGGTTCCCGTGCCGGCGCTTGAAAATACCGAGACGCTAACTACATCACCTGCATTCAGGTAATACGGTATGGTCTTACTTACCGTCATGCGTGTAGATCTGGAATTTATAGTAACAAGACCGTTAGGTATTGCAACACCATTAACCTTCATCTGGTGAGAAACCAGTGCTGAAGTAGTAGTGGGGATCGTCTCACCTTCGATGCCCATCAAATACAGTCCAGATTTCAGGACCGTTATTGACGCAGGAGCTATGGTAAAGTCAGACGGTGTGTTGTTAAGGTCTATTACATTGAACGGAACTGCAGTGTCAGTTGTAGTAGCATTCTGTGTAATCGTTCTTCGTAGAGCAACTGCTGCATTGTCAGTAGAGCCCGAAAGTAGACGCTCCCACGTTCCTTGAATCTTAGCCTCAAGCTGAAGCAATTCAGAGTTGTATCGCATAGTTCCATCAGGCGCCGCAACAGCACGATCGGCTGTTACACCAGTAGGAACAGACACACCTGAGAGTCCAGGTATCTGAGCGTTAGCAGCAAGAGCAACTTGTGTGTTACCCGCAACAACGTCCGTTATCGTTATCTGGTTAGCGGTGCCAACAACGTTTTCAATGTCTTTCACTCTTGCTAGCTCTTCAACTGAAGTACCAGTGCTGAAGTACATCCTAGAGTCGGCAGTGTTTACTGCAAGTTCTCCGGCACCAATATCTGACACAGTTGGAATTTTACCCGGTACTGAACTTCTTTTGACTTGAATTTTGTTTGCCATGTGGCCCTCTGTTTTCGCTTATGTAAGCTAGTTGGGATAGCAGCATTTTCGATTCGACCTATATAGGTCAAAAGTAGATCAACAGCTTAGCACTGTCGCGCATTAGTAGCATTTTGCGTATGCCTACGTTTCCAAGACTCCGTTTGCGGGATGATACGTAGTAGAAATTTTTCTACCATGTTCCTCCCTGTTCTTCGTGGACCAGGTCTCATCGCGTAGTGATCTGTGTGTCTCTATGGCACACGGAAAGGCTGGCCAGCCCTGTCCTACGAGATGAGCTTGTTACTCAGAGGTTAAAACTGACCGCCGTCAACGACGTAGCTCTGCAGGTATTGCAGCGTCACAGGCATCATCGCGCTGGACGGATCTGAGGCAAGAACCAGGTCACCCAGCATGGTGTCACCGGCTTTGTTAACAGGCACGTAACCCAGATCGGATTGCTTGCCGTCCAACTGAGTCTGGATGGCGGAAGTAACGCCGACCAGATAGTTCACTTCCGCAGCGGACGCGTTGATGTTACCCAACCAGGTGGACTGCGCGCCCGTAAGGTGGATAACGCCATCGGCCAGGTGGGCGTCGTAGCCGTTCTTCTCAGCAGAGGTCAAGTGCAGGTAGTCATTCAGAGCACCACCTTGCAGACCGTTCAGTGCATTGTGGTTCTGAGTAGCAGCTTGAACCTTGATCCAACGACCGGTTGAAGGCAACGTATCGGGGATGATGACGTCCACACCGTCAGCGGTGTCAGTAGAGGTGGTATCAAAGCGGTAGATGGCACCCGAATCCTCAACCAGACGCATCTGCTTGTCTTCCAAGCCAGCAGGAACCAGCGCGGACAGGTCAACCAGAGTTTGCACCGGAGGAGCGTAAGAGCCGCTGATATCGCTAACGGCACTGTCAACGTAGTCCTTGGTAGCAGCACCAAGACCAACAACCGGAGCGCCGTTCAGGATCAAGGCACCAGACATGGTGCCACCAGTCAACGGAAGGTTCAGCAGGTCGCCCGCATCGGTGTAGGCTTTGGTAGCGGCTTCATTGGCTGCGGTAGGAGCACCGGCCAGCACCAGGTTACCCATCATGGTGTCGCCAGCCTGATTGACTGGTACATAACCCAGTGCATCTTGCTTGCCGTTGAAGGTGTTCCAGTCAGCAGCACTCAACAGACCAAGAGTAGTCGTGTTGGCAACACTCAGGTTAATGGTACCGTCCACATCAACCTGGATGTTGGAACCGATCTTGACGCCACCCAGCGTAGTCGCATCTGCAACAGGCAAGATATACGGAGTGTTCCACGAGCTGATGTCTGCATCGGTAACGAAGCGATGGTTTGCATCGGTACGGATGTTGGCGGCAGCGTTCAACTGAATGACGGCGCTACCATTGCTGTAGTAAACGTCATTGTCAGTCAGGTTGATCGCCATTTCAGCGGTCAACAACGAAGCCAGAAGGGGCACGCCCGGGGTGGTAGTTCTACGAAGCTGAAGTCTGTNCGACATGTTGTTTCTCCAAAAAAAAGGATTGAGGTAAATTTGGTTAGATAACGCCGCCGTCTAGAACCATAGGATTAGCTGCAATCCAACGACCAGTTCCAGCTAGAGGCGCTACGATGTACACGTTGTCCGGAATCCCAGTGGATTGTAGGTCATACGAGTAGATTTTATGCGCGTCTTCACATAACCGCATATGTTTATCAGGTAGACCTGAGACGTCGATAGCTCTCAGGTCTGCTATTGATTGTACTGGCTCGCCATACAAGGCTCCTCCTGCACCGCTAGCTACTCCTGCAATTGCAAGGTCAACGTAAGCTTTATTTGCGGCCTCATTAGGATCAGCAGGAGAGCCTATTAAGGTTACTGAAACTTGTGCAACACCATTAACGAAGCCGGAGTTGTTTGATCCACCTATGCCACTTGTGTTCTCAGAGAACAGCTCCATGAATGACGAAACAACTTCCCACGTTGTTCCACCTTTCCAGTTAGTGCTCTTGTAGAATGTGTAGGTGGATGGATTGAACCAGATAATTGGGTTAGTGCCAAACGGAAATACTGGAGAATTCGCAGAGGCAACTATTAACCTACGAACTGAACCAGAGTAGATGGCGTCCTGGTACGTAGGTCCAAGAGTATTCCATCGTACTGGGTTTAGGTCAGTGTATCCAAGTGATATCGCATGTATCTTCTGGGTTATGNCGAAGTCCAAAAGATTTATGTTGGTAGAAAAACTACTCATTTCGATTCACCCTTGTGTTCTGCAACCAGTTTCTCAACGTCTTGATGACTTAGCCAGTCAACGAAGTCCTTAGTCAAGTCATCAACCGTTGTCGGAAACTTTGAGGAAGCACTCAGAGAACGCCCATGAGCGAAGTACATTTCAGCAAGTGTTGGTGCAAACGAAGGAGCAAGCATGAATACTCCCACACCGATACCTGCTACTAACGCAGCAACTGCAATCTTACCCAAGATGCCCATAGCTTTTGACTTCTTCTGCTCTACAGGTTCTTCGTCATCTTCCAGACCATCTGGACCTGAGCCTTTATTGTCCTCTGCTTCAGAGTAGCGCTGAAGTGCATCGTTGGCCCGTTCAATAGGTCCACCTATGAAAGTCTTAACTGAGCTATGAACGCTCCTAATTGCTTTGCTGCCTGCACTAAAGAGATTGCGGAATACAGAGCGTTGTTTCTGCGTAGGGTTGACAGGGCTAGCAGTAGCAGTTTCAGCAACCTTCTCCTGCCGAGCTACTTCCTTCTTATCAGCCTCAACTTCACTTTCAGTACGCGTGTCAACCACAGACCTAAGTGAGACAGACCTAAGTGAGTCTGTACCAGTAGGCTTCGACTTGGCCTTAGTCTCAGCTGAAGGGGCTGCCTTCTTATCCTTAATCGGCTTCAGATTTTCCTTTAGCACACCAACCATTGAGGAGTTACGGTGCATCTTCAGGTATGCACTTTGACGCTCCGCAGATAGCTTAGTCCACCAGTCAGGAGCTTTGCCTTTCTTCTTCGGCTTGACTTTGGAGTTAGCCTTTTGGGCTGCCTCCGAGAGCCACACTTTAGACACAGATGATTTCTTTGAAGCAGCCCTCACCATGTTCTTCAAGATGTGGACTACAAGTGCATAGTTTTTCTTACCGGCACTCTGCTTCTCAACTACTAGCTTTGCCTTCTCCCACATCTTCTCTATCTTGGGTAGAGGAACTCCAAATTGCTTGTGGAGATTGTCTAACATTGCTTCAGGCATAGGTCACCCTGTATAAGGAATGTACTTGAGGTTACGTTTAGTCAGAACATGAACCACGTAACCTCGATTTATGTCGTAGAAGGATTGGCCATAGCCTTTAACGGGTACTCTGGACTTTGTGCTAACATCTGCAACTGCTAGCTTGCCAGGTTGTTTGAACCACCTGGCGGAATCGCAGTTCTTCGTCCGAGAGCAGAGAATGCGATCCTTATAGGTAGAACCACCATTGTAGGCAGACACAACGAAGGCCAGTCTATCAATAGGTGTAGCAGTTGGGAACGTGGCCTTGCGCCACGCTACACTGTTCTTTATTGTTATTGCCTTGATAGTCAAGATTGGATTTAGACGATCAGCCCATTCCCAATTAGCTAGATCCTTATGGGAGTTCTTCGCGTCTTCCCACGCATTGAAGCGTACGGATCCGGCAGCGTCGTACGCTACAGTGAATTGGCCCCACCCGAAGCCGTATTCTCGACTAGTCTTTAGTTCTGCGGTTGGACTCCAACAGAATTTGTGCTTTGCCGATATACAAGTTTCTTTTTCTACAAGTGCTGGAAGGAACGAACGCAAAGGCAAGTCAGGCCAGTACCTAGTCATATTTTCATTTATCATGTCCTTGTAGGGAAGATACTTGCTAAGTATTAAGGAATCGGAGCTTGATAGACTCTGAGAATACGCCGCGTTTGTGGTGAAGAACATTATTGACAACAAGAGGATGACACTTGAGATAAAACGCGGCTTGCCTCTGAGACCTAAAAATTCGTACTTTACCATTTCGGTTAACCTCTACTTCCTTTCCTCCCAGTGTACGACTTATCTGGGAATAATAATCGCGTTCCTTTTGGGCCTTTGCCCTACCTTTCTTCATGGCTTCGAGAACTGACAGATTTTTCCTATACATCTTTGCTGCAGAAGCTGAGATCCTTGATCTCACCGGCTCACTTCTTAGTCTTGAGCTCCGCCTTGCTGGACCCGCACCTTGAATGAGTTAGAGAAATACAGGTCTCTAACTCATTCAAGGCTGGTATGAACGAACGCAAAGGCAAGTCAGGCCAGTACTTGTTTATAGACGCTACAACTGTAGGCAACAGCGGCTTTGCTCTAGGTGGTATAGTCTCGGTAGCCTCAACTGGTGCCGTTAACGCTACCAGAGTAAGTATACACCAGAGTTTCATTGACCCACACCACCGAACAAGTGACCAGACACAAAGATCAGGGTCGCTAGCACCATTGAAACCGCCAGAATCGCTATGGCTGCACTCATAGGCTCTTCCTTAGACTTCTCGAAGAACACATCAATGTCAACCTTGGGGAAGAGCATTTTGCGGGTCACGTGGGAAATCAGGCTCAGTGCTACCTGAATGCCTAGAACGTACTGCACAATTCTGAGCATGGTGAAGTCAGGGTAAAACAGCAACCCTGCTACAACTACCATCATCAGGATTCGCATGGTATCGTTAAGTGAGTGGAAAGGTCCTTTATAGCTCTGGACAAATCCTTTAGCCTCTTGCTTAAGCTTCTGAGTTACGGGCATTTGAATCTCCTTTTCAATACCACAAAATTATCATACTCGTGGTTAGGAAAAAGAGGCCTCCAACCAAGAAGTACATTGACCTTGCAGCTGAAAATACCAACCATTCGGCACAAAAACGGTCATAGACCAGCCGCTATGCGAAGACGTGGCACTTCCACGCCCATAGGAACCCGCCACCATATCTGGAGGTGAGGCTGGCCCTATATAGAACGTGGTACCTATACCGTAGGCTCCTTGGTCAGTAATCATGAATACCAACGTTGTGCCGGAGTTGTTCTGGTATACGTGGTTCGCAACATAGGCACCAACTTGCTGAGATGCAAGCTCTATACCCGTGCTACTTTCACCCGCGGGACCAACAGGTCCAGGCGGTCCAACAAAACCACGAGGACCAACAGGTCCTAGCTGGCCTTGAGGACCAACGTTTCCAGTGTCACCCTTGTCTCCCTTGTCGCCTTTAGCACCTTGAGGACCAGCTGAACCAGGAGGACCAGCTGGACCAGGAGGACCGACTTCACCAGAAGGAAGTGCGTACGACTGCGTGTAGTCGTAGATGTCATTTGGGTTGTCTTGCTCTTCCCACGTGTACTCGAACGATGCACTTGGGACAAAGGATACGAGCCTGTACACCTTGAGGTAGTTCACTCCTCTGGGGTCACAACACACCCATATTCCATTTAGAGGAATGAGTACAGACTTAGGCTCTCGTACGCTGGCTATGACAATTACAGACGCAGCAGTTATAGGGTTTGACAGACGAATTTCAACTGGATTGAGTTCGTCGAGATTCCGGATTCCAGCTAACGACTCAACGTACTTGGCAAATTCGTATAGTGTCATGGTATACTTCCTTGAAGTTCTACGTCTTGCCTGAACAACAAGCGTAGTGAGGCCAACAGAACTTCAGTGTAATGCACAAGCTCGACGTTGTGGTTAATCTGGAAATTTTCGTCCCCAGTATCAATAGGGCAGCTGCCTTTGCATAGTCTAACTACAGTGCAGTCCTTACACACTGAGTTCACTCGATACTTAACGCCCGTCATTACCACGTCTTGTAAGGCCGCTATGTTGCCTTTTGAATAACGGGAGTCAGTGTTCTGGCAGACTTTGACAGAACCATTCAGTTCCAAGCTTAGCAGTTTGGAGTCATCGACCCCACAGTTAGTGCTTGTTAGAGGAACAGTTTCATTGCGGAAAGACCTGGACAGAGGTATAACACCTATGCCTGTGTGGAACAGATTAGTCATAAGCATTTCACCATCTCTTGTGTACCCCGCGGTTCTGAACTGCTCCAAATGGGCGTCTAGGAACAAACGAAGTGCATCACGGTACAAAGGTAAGTCATCACCTTTGATAACATTCTCGGAGCTGCCCTGATCACCATATGCTCTGCACAGCTCGAAGTTCATTGATACTTTGTCAAGACCAGCAGCGTACAGGAAGGCTTTGAAGAAGTTGTTGAACTCCATGAGATTATAGTTTGTAGCGCTTATTACCGGATTGAAGCTGAACTGAACCTTGCCTCTAGTTTCCTGAATAGCCTTAAGCACGTCGATCTTCTTGTGAAGGAATTCCTTGCCTCTAAGCTTCTCGTGTCCGGGTCCGTCATGCGAGATACCAATTCCTACTCTTCCCTTAAGGTTGGACAGGTACTCTACGTGCTTCATCTGAAGTGGTGTGCCATTTGTGGGTATGTACCACGAAAGGTCTTCCCTGTCTAGGTTGTCCATTATGTTGACTATGTCATTCCAGTACAGCAAGGTCTCTCCACCCCAGAGCTCAATTTTCTTTATGTGGCTAAGGTCGAGATTCTTGTTAACGCTGTCCAGGAAGGTCATTGAGGCCAAACGAGGAGGGCGCTCTGATGGGTCACCAAGGTCTTTCTGGCTGCAATAGTTGCAGCTGTAGTTGCAAGCCTGCCCAAGACTTATCCTAAGGGTTTCCGGCAGATTGGACTTCGTAAGGTGATTGAATCTTCCGATCAGTGATGGGTCAACTGGTGTTGCGGGCTCAAATAGCTTGCTAGTCTTGTCACCTTTGTACAACGTCATTGCCTGGTTATCTAGGAAGAAGCTTACACCAGACGCAGTCTTAAACGGCACTAACATTGGGGACGTCCTTTTTGACACTTGACCTGAAAGTACTCAAGCTTCTGCTTTGAAGCTGGTAATGATATGGGAGGCACTAGGGTTTCCTTGTTGGCTAACGCCTTGGATGAAACTAGTCCAAACTTAGTGTCAATGAATCCATGCTCGCATAGACGACTGTAGAAAGTTGAGTGTGCGCTCAGCATTACAGACGGTATGAAATTGAAGTCTGGATTGACGGTCAAATTTCCTGCCAAATAGTTGAAGTAGTCAGTGTGCTTGTTAGACACTTTACCTTTCAAAGCCGCAGCATACCGAGCGTACGACTGCTTTTTGGATTGAAGTACTGCCACAATGAACTTGCTGGGGTCAAAACCATTACCAAGTTCGTAGAAGTGATTAGATCCTGAGGTAGAATCGGACAGTAACGAATAGACCTTTGATTGCTGGAGGTAGCAAGACTCAGTGAACAAAGGATACGTTGAACCGTAGTAGTCCACCCTATTTCCATCGTAGTCAATACCTGCAGAGTCAGTCTCACCGTGGCGAATGTTCCGACTCAGCCTAATGTCGTCGTACACATCAGTGGTTGATACGCCTAGCTCTCGCATTTCCCTCAGGAACGCGATACTTTCCTTGCTAGGTGAGGCCTTGCTGACGATGACCTTTATCTTAAGTATGCGGTATTTGCGGGCCAGCTCTGCAACCCTAGGTACAACCCATTTTGCAGTACGCCAGTTGTTGGTAGCGAGGAACTCTTCGGAGAAGGAAATCTCGCTGATGTTTTTGAAATTCACCTGGTTTAGTAGTATCTGCCACTGCCGAACAAAGGCATTGTCAGTCATGGCACTAGAGGAGAAGACTGAGCCATTAGCTTGGTACCACTCGAATAGGCGAGGATGCTCCTGCCATATAAAGTATAGGTCATCGGTCGTGCATATGAGCTCGAAGTAACTGAAGAACTCAAGAACGTCTTTTGTGAGTGGATCCTTCGACTTATCGTAGTAGTCTGATTGCCATATGTCCTGTATGTAGCATATCTTGCACCCTGACGTACAGTGATACTTGGAGAAGACTGAGAAAGCAAGATCGTACTCTATGTTACGCAGACCATCAAACATCACAAAGTATTGTTTGAGGTTTACTACGTTTTCAAAATCAGGTAGTGAGGTCAAGCGTATGTTTTTCATTTTTCTGCCATCCAATGTACCAACGATTTATTAGTGTTTAGCTTTTGTATGTGCTTGGTAACCATGGTTAGTCTTCGGTAGAACTCAGTGCACTTAGCCGGAACTGGTGCACGATTGAACTCCTTGAACAGGTATTTCAGCCCACATACGCGAGTCTGGGCACACAGCACGCACTCCTCATTAACTAAAGAGTCCTCGTCCACACTCTGCAACACGATGCCCGTGCTAGACCAGGTACCGATGCAGGTATTGTGCATCCTATACTCTAGGAAGTCATATTCTGGATAGACCTTCCCATCAGGAGACAATATTACCTGCGGATGTTCGTGGAAGTATTCTTTCTCTACGCCCACACTGTGACCATCAATTATTACTTTGACACCCATGACGTATAGGAGTTCGACAAACTTCAGCAGTGCAAAGAACACGCTGCTCATATCGACTTGGTCCAAGATGAGTCGGAACTTCTCGTTACCGCGTATGTGTCGCAAAGGTATAAGGTTTATGCGGCTCACAAGATCCTGTTCCGCTGTGTAGGACAGTATCTCCCTAACAACTTCAAAGGACATGCACTTCGGGTTATCCAACGGTATTACGTACTGCAGTTGTGCCCGAATACCATGGCTCTTCAGAACTCGCAGAGCACTACGAAGGTTAAACTCTGTCCTATTGATTCCCTGGAACGCGAAGTCGTAGCTTATGCTGACTATCATTTCAAGATGGGAAAACTCATGGAAGAACTCTGCGTTCTCCACGATCAGGGAACCATTGGTTTGAATGAACACCCGTGTGCGTGTCAACACATGCTGGACTCTACTCAGGATGGAGTGCATAAGCCTGACGTAATACAGAGGCTCACCACCATGAAAGGAAATCATGGTGGGTAGGGTTCCGGCCTCTGCCATTCCTAGCACTAGCTCAACTACGGCGTCTACCAACGTGTGGTTTAGTCCTTGCCCACCAATGGTGTTACGAATGTAACTTCTATCACAATAGCTGCAGTCGAAATTACATGCGTGGCCTAGATAAATACTCAGGTCCGTGCAGAACGCAAGGTCAGTCTTCATAGTTCATCCGAGCTGCGGCTGATTCCATCTTGTTTCCCTTAGTGTTGAGGATAAGGAAATGAAGCAACGTAAGGTAAAACACTTCTACCTCGATAGAACTTTGTCTAAGGTTCTGAGACACAATAACTGGCTTGTAGGACTTAGTAGCTAAAAATTCGTACAACTGCTTCATGGTTGCCTTACCTGGGCTGTCAACCGCAAGAACAGCTAGTATTCTAATGGAGGTTAATGGATGCTGGATAATACATCTGGCCAAACTCTCGGGATCAGCTGACTGCTCTAATTCAGCGTAACCCTCAGGACTAAGCTTCCTACCTGTCTGTTTGGTGTACATAAGGTGGATAAGTGCTTTGGTTATGACTTGCCTGCCTTCTGCCCTAACAGCCTCCATGAGACGACGATTCTTTTGGAAGAAGCCCTTCTTGATTATGGTTTCATGCAGAAGATTGAATAGCGACACTACCTTCTTGCACATACCATCCGGGCGGAACATCTTTCCATGTGTAGCTATATTACCAGCAGGGCATTGGTAGCATAGGTTATTGAGGTCACAGGATTCACATTCTTCAGACTCAAAGTGCTGGGTGTACTGCGCTGCGAAGTCTGTGTAACGATCAACGAAGACTTCGTCCCGGAAAATGTTACCCAAGGTAAAGTCGCCCATTGCAGCTTTTTGATTCGTGAAGAAGTAGCAGCCGCTGTAATCTCCAGATGCATCTACTGCTATCATGTCAGAACCGACCATACAGTTAGAGTGCTTCTTTATGCCAACACCTTCACTAAACTGAATAAGCATATTCTCGAGTTCAAGTAGATCAGTCATGTCGGATAGAAGGGCAATCCATTCCGTTTCATCCCACTCGATGAATCCAGACTTTAAGGACATGGTCAAAGGATGAATAACGAAGGACCGAACACCTAGACCATGAAGACGCGTCACAAACTCCTTCAGGTGAGGCGCAGTTTCTTGCGAAATGGTGCACCGTATGCACACTGACTTCGAGTCCAGGAATTCTTGCGGGATCAGGCTTATGTTGTGGAGTATCTGGTCAATTTGTTCTTGAGTTAGTTCTCTATGATCCAGATCTGCCTTGTCAGTGTCAAGACTTATAACGAGCTTGACGAATGAATGCTTGAAGTAGGCATCAAGAAACTCAGGTGTGAGAAGTAGCCCATTGGTTATGACGTTGGTGCTCACGTCAGGATAATTGCGGGTAAGTTCTTCGTCATAAGTTGACAGGAATTCGAGTATAAGGTCTTTCTGGGCAAGAGGTTCACCACCAAAGAACGTGAAGACCTTTGACTTAATGTCGTTGCACCCAACGAAGAAGTCGTAGAGTTTCTTCAAGGCTTGCCCGTCAAACCTACCGAAGTCTTTCCTGTGCTGCTCATAGCAGTACGAACAGGACAGGTTGCAAGCGTTAGTCAATATGACGTTAAGGTTCTGCAAGTCCAAATACCGTGACCGCTGTTCAGAGATCTTAGCCACGCGCTCGCCCGGCTTCGGTACGACGCGCTCAAACTTTACGTCTCTCGTACCAGACTTTAAGTCCATCCTGTTCGTGAACACTACAGTTGTGGAGTCATTCTCGTCGGATGATTTGTGAGCAGAAACAAGATCGGTCATGATAGTTTGTATCCTTAGTTGCAACAGAACCTTACATGAAGGCTCCACTCATGTTCTTAATTACAAATTCAAGTACACAATTCTCGCCGTGTAGCTTGCTTAACAGACCGAAGTCTGGTACTAGCTTGAAGAAGCCATTAGCCTTGTTGCCAGCTATACGGAACCCATACGGTATACGCTGGTACGTCAAGCTGGTTATTACCCTGCTTGAGTCTAATACTAAATCCACTTCTTCTTCACTGAAGCCTTCGAGTATTGTGAGCTCGAAGGTGTTGGTTGTAAGAAGCGCACCGGCCACGAGTGAGGCATTAGAGAACTTCGGATTCAACAAGAAGTCACGAACGTCACCCGGATACTTATAGACTTCTTCAAACTCGGCAGTTGTCTCTATCAAGGATCCAACTTTAAGGAACATTGGATCCATGTAACAAATAGCAGCGTCAAGATGCGGAACCTTAACGACGAACATTAGTGCACTTATGGGGTGCTGAATGTCCACAAAGTTTCCAGTCAAGGCATCAACACGTCGATCTGGATCCTGCCTACTTCTAGCTATGTACTTGATGTGCTTAGCCAAGTTGTTCGAGAACACAACACCTTCGGGCTTTGATGCACCTACGATGATGAACTCATTAGTCTCAAGTGCATTCTTGATAGCACTGAAGTCTACTTTGTGTGACGTTTCATCTGTACCTAGACTAGTTGGTTCCCAGCCTGACTGCGCGATGAAGAAGTCCTCATTCGATTGAACAAGTCTTAGTCCGTAGTCAAAATGACCGAACAGATCGGCGTCTTTGCCGACCATGAAATAGGCTGCCGAGGAGAACAGGTTGGGCCGATGTTTGCTATCTTTGAAGAAGAATTTCATGGCAGCCTCAGGCTATTCAGCGTAGACGATGAATTCGACTACCGGTCTTTCTTGCGACTGTACAAGAGAGAAGAACCTACCAAGATTGAACTCTACCCGCAATGTAGACACAGGCTTGTTGACCTTAAGGTGAACCCTTGGACCGTCTACTACGTAGTCACAAGAGCCACTGATCTTCAGACCAGGCAGCAATTGCCTCGAAGTGTCATCAAGGTACTGAAGCCACGGCTCGGTCAAAAACTCCAACGTAGTTGAAGGGCCCTTGACGAACAAGTTGTTCTTCGCAATTACTGTTACCTCAGGTCCAAAGTTGATGCGCATGAGGTGCTCAGCTAGTGCACCATCGAAATCATTTACAGGTATGACTGTGGACTTCGCGTCTTCATCAAAGTAGTCCTCGAAGTCAGATACACCCACGCTACCGTTGTCCAGAATCAGATAGTAGATGGGAAGTGTACCGGCTTTAATCATGCTGACCATTGACAATACGGTCTCTGACTTCGGTCCTGTACCCGTACTTCCTTCGATCAGACGTTTACCCGACACCGCATCAAGCAAGTTGTCATCTTCGTCGCGTGTTATGTAACGTAGGGAAGGCAATAGGTCTGCATCAGATATTACTGCGTCCTTTATTACGCTACCCAAGAGCACGAACTCATGATTAGCTAGCACATCCTGCATCAACTTCAGGTCGATGGCGAAGAATGTAGAAGCTGTAGGCTGTTTCGACGTGTCGTGGGTAAATGCTACCAACGCCAGAGGTGCCGCAGGAGCATTAGATCGAAACAGCCGGAAGGTGTAGTCAGAGCGCTTTACGAAACGTAGTTGCTCTTGGAAATCTTCGGAACCAGCTACGCCGTTCACGATCTGGCTGAACTCATTGAACAAGTTAGGAGTGTACTCACCACTCTTAACCAAGACTAAACTTTTCATAGGATGCCCCTTGTGCAGTTGCAATCACAGTTGCAATCACACGCAGTAGTGTAATCATCGTAGAACACATGAGTGTGATCAGTAAGTTCATCAAGAACCAGCAGCATTTGACGGTAGGTGTCATCGTCTACAGCTTGTTGGGCAGATTTTGCTGGAACTGCAGGCTTTACTGATACTACGGTGGATAGGTTTTCTGTTGCCATTAGGTGCTCCTAGATCAAGATGTAGTGTCGAGTATGTAGTGAGAGTGACCATCCCTAAACTCCTCAAGCGCATCTCGGATACGGTTATACTGAGCAGCATTAACTGACTGACCAGCTAGAACACTTAAGAATTGAGTTTTTTGGGCACCTGGTACACCCGTAGATACGGCGTTAACTGAAGTACCAGCAGCAGTGTAGATCGGAAGACTCCCATACGTGTCCTTACCCCTCAAGTCAGCCACAGTGTGAGTGTGCGACGCAAAGAGTGCGAGCAGCGCAACAAGTTGATTCATGTCATAAGCTTGTATGGGCTTCAAAGGCTGCATGCTAGTAAGTAGTGCAGTGACGCGAGATTTGTAGATAGGTACAGTCTGTTCCATTTGCATGCCACTAGTAGTTCGGGCAATTTGAGCGGCTCCCATGATTAATACTCCTTACGAATACACGGCCGGGTAGATCTGTCTCCACGCACTACCATCGTGCATGTAGATGATTCCACCTTCAACCGCAATGTCGCCTGCCTTTGCACCAGTTGATGCTCTGGGCGTAAATACTGAAGCAGCACCTGAGCTACCGGAAGAACCACCTACGGACCCTACTGAGCTGGTTGTACCATCGCTGTACGCTACAAGAAGGCCAGGACCACTAGCGGCGATCTGTGTTATGACTTTGCTCTTCAGCATTACTAACGGGACTTTGGTTGCCATGTGAATTCCTTTTCAAAACATAAAATTACGGAGTTATTACCACACTACTTCGTCTAGCTGCTTTATAGTAGTGGCATTGCGTACTTGTATCTTCACGGCCTGAAGACGTTGATAGGCCTCCCACCTCTGGGTTGCTATCACATTGAACAGACCATATAGGTCTTCATAGCTGAAAGGAACCCTAACGTTGTCCGACGAAACCCAGTAGTACCCCTCGGGCACAACTTCAGTTGTACGCCATCCATCAATAGCTGCTTTCAGACTGTCTAGGCTGTTCTGATTTGCTTGAAAGATTGCTGTGAACTCCAGCACCGACGTGTAGATAACGTCCTGGGTGCAGGCTCCTACATAGGATATAAGCACATCAGCAAGTTTCTTTGTCCGGAATAGCTCAAAAACTACCTGTTCATTCTGCGCCTTACGAGGCTCATTCAACACCCACGTTTCACCATCCCAGTCGTACTCGTGGGTAGGACGTTGGACGGGAAGCTCAGTAGAACCGTTGAGGTTCTTGTCCGCCTCGAAGTAATTGCCTTGGTCATCTAATAGGTAAAGCATCGTTCTTCCTTAGTTAACTTTGAATGAGAGCGGATCACGCACTTTCAAACCATTCAATAAGTATGTTAGCAGCCCCATAGAACCGGTAGTAGTATCCGGCAGGTACAAGGGCAAAGGATTGACTGTGGGTGGTATCAGAGAAACTGTTATACGAAGATCCTGATAGAGCCAGCCGGCTGGACGTATCAGTAATATACGGAAAATTAGTGGTAGAGTCAACTTCAAGGCGGGGCATATTAGAAGAACCGGTGCTTACTCCAACCGTAAAGACTGCTATAGGATTGGCTGAAGTGTTCTGGTACACCGTGTAGCCTGACCTCTGGGAAAGTTTATCAACCCATCCACCAGCTGCTCCTTCTATCACACTCAGTCTGCCAGTTGAAGGCTCCATTGCTAGACCCGTCCCTACCTTTACACCACCCAGGCTAACGGTAGTTGCTTGAGGTAGCAAGTATGCTGGATTCTCTGGTGCGCTTAGGACTCCAGCTTCGTCGATAGTTAGACCCGTCCCTACTCTAACAAGACCCAAGGTGCTTTCAGTAGCAGGACCATAAGTAGTTCCACCTCCTCCAGTTGGTGGAGTGACCGGAACAAATTTCGATCCATTCCACGATATGTATTGGCCTACGGCTACGCTGGCTACGTCAACGTCGTCCAGAAGGGCTAGCTTGAAATGAACAAGGTCTTTTACGTTTGACATTTGTTTTCCTTTATCTTAAGAGACGCTGGGAAGGCTTCACTGTGGTTGGTTCGGGCTGGGTAGCAAGAAGTTCGTGGTCAAACCAGTGTATAAGGCAATTCGAGCTAGATATCCTTCCGGCACCGGACTTGAACGGGTGTACAGTTGAACTAGGTCACCAGCTGCCACTGTTATATTTTCGTCCCAGGTTGGAGACGAAGTACTACTTGAGCTGGAATGTTCAGCACCAACTGCAGCACCATTCTTGTAAATTTGTACATACGCAGTGTAGCCATCGCGAACAGAACTGACACTTGTACGAGTTGTAATCACGCCATCTACGGGTACCCTGTAAGAAACTTTTGCGGTGTATATAGTCAGAGAAATCGCACCCACCTGGTCTCCGACCAAAAAAGTATCCGTACCTGCAATGTAGGAAGCCACAGAACCTCCAGAGGAGCCACCACTGCTCCCACCTGTAGCAGACAATACACCCGCGGGAGTTATTGCGAGTCCAAGACCGACCTTAACCCCGCCTAATACTGTAGGTGTGGCTACAGGAAGCTCATACGTTGAAGAACCTTCAGCAACTGCACCAAAGTCTCTCAATACAACTGGTGTTCCAGCTTCAAGTGCGATACCCTGAAGAACAATCGAAGATCCGCTACGTATGTAATCATCTGGTGCAAGCTCTACACCACGTACCAGAACTGCTATGTGATCGCTTATGGTTACTGGAGGTAAGATAAAGTATGTTTGACCAGCTACAGCTGTAAAGCTGTAGCTGGTAGTCGCGCCACCACTGGCGCCACCACCACCGAAGTTTCCAGAGTTCAGCACATCCCAGATTGAATTGCAGCATTCCTCGAACTCACTACGTAGAAGAAGCCTGGTCGGAGGAATCACACTCTGGATGCTGACGGTGCAGACCTCAGTACCATTTTCGGAGACGTTGGTGTCAGGTACCCAGTTGGCGTATCCAGTTGGCTGACCTTGTGTAAGAGTCTCGGTTACATACTGGTCTTTGTTCTGATAGACGGAGCCGACGAATACTAGTGTATCGTTGGCATCTTCTACAGGAAAAGAAAGCCTATTACGTCCAACAGTAGTGTTCAGGCTAGATATGTAGGTACCAAAGTCAGTCCGTACACCTGGTTCTTCAACTGAAGTGAAGTACTGGAATTCGCAGTCTGTCCCTGCCATGCCTGCGGGCATGTTGTACAGAGTCAACACGCCAGTTGTGTGGTTCAGGTCATAGTTTATGCGATGTTGGTACACGCCTCCAATGAACAGCATGTAGCTGGATGGCAATGCACTAAGACTTAGTGGTAGTGTATAAGTAGTAGAAGCACTAAGTGCAAACCTGTGAATTATGCCCTTTATTAAACTACCTGGACCTGGGACTTCTTTGAACGCGATTATGTCAACGTCCAGACCTGCCGGCAAAACTTCGTTGAGTCGTATCACTGACCTGTCAGTAAACTGAGTAAACATGTACTGATTCGGGTACTGGTATGAACCACTCACGAATACGAATAGGTAGGACTCATTGTTTACGCGTTCCGTGGTGAAAGAAGTTAATGCTGAGTCTGTAACGCCTTGATAGCTGTAGGCAACTATGCTGTTAGAGGCTGCGTTTACACCTGCAGGGTCAGCCCACCGTGGTCCACTGTCGCGCCCAGTGGTTGACACTACGGTTGGTTCAACTATTTCAGAGTAGTAAACGAAGGTCTCGACAGTTCCGGCTCCCAGAGGAGAGCTGAACACAATGTACCTGTTGTCCTGTATTGAGTACTCACTCTTGGGTACGTAGGCGGAGTTTACATAGACAAGCGTATCCTTTTTCGCAGCTATAGTAGCCTGTGTGTCTACGCTGTGCTGACCGACAACTGTCGTGGATCTCCACCGTTTGAGCTTGGGCATTACGCCAGTATCGGAGTAATTAACTACGCACAACACCTCCAACTTACCAAGTACGGGAGAGCTGAACTCCAAGTTCGCACCGACGATGCTGAAGTTTGTCACCAATACGGAATCAAGGTACGCAATTATGCCTGAAGTAGAGCTAGGTATTACGGGTAGAGGGAACGAGGTTGTACCTACTGCGTCGTACTCTGATTCATACCAATACAGAGAGGCCCCATCTGAGTAGTCATAACCAAAGATCAATACGTCAATCTTATCTAAGGTGGTATTGACGGAGCTGAACTGAATACGATCTGGCTTACCAGCTGAGTTGTATAGTAGCGCGTAGTTGTTCATTCCAACCAATGCGCCATTCTTATGAATGGTAGCCAGCCCTGCTGAGGTATCCACACTCAGGCTAGACACAATGGATGCAGGAATGGTTACCGTGTTAGTTCCATTACCAANTAGGCTAAAGGAGAAAGGGTTTAAGGCACCTGAGGCAGACTCCACTACCTGTTCACACCAGTTGCTGAGTCCCTTCTGCAACATGAAGTAGTCAGGAATCTCTGGGCTTCTTGTAGGAAGCAGGTTCTTGTAAGACCTCCAGATCGAGAGGTTGCTCTGGGCAGTAAGTGCAGAGAACGGCTTCTCCAAGACTTCAAAGGCAGAGGTCTTGTTGTACTTAACCTTACGGGATTCACCTGCACCAGGTCCAGATATAATCTGGACAATAACAACCTCATTGTCGTTAAGCCAGAAGCCGGCGGAGCTTTCAATGTCCAAGTTGAAATCACTGGTGCTGCTAACAGACTCAGGGACCCCTGTGTACATGCGGGTGTATCCAACGAACGCCCAGTTAAGGCTTCCGCTACCGAACTTTACGGCCAATGACCCGGAAGGCTTTCCATGGTAGTCAGTAAGTTCATCAAGCACACTCACTACATTCTTCAGAGAGTCCGTAGGAGGAAGCAAGGTCCGTACATGAGGAGTTGCAGCAACTGAGCAATTGAGACTGTCCGTTACTTGAATAACGTCGCCCAGGCGCGCGGCACTGACGATAACGTAGATGTCAAAGCCGAATTCTGAAGTCTTCTCGAAACGAGTAGACAGCTTACCATGGGCAAACAACTCACCGCTTTCTAGGTACAGACCAAGCTCGCCGATGAACACTGAGCCCGTTAGAGGGAAGCTCTTAGGCAAACTAAGCGTAAGTTTCACGCTGTTTGAGCCGAGTGCTTCTATCTCGTTGACGTCACCTTCATACAAAACTGCGCCAACTAAGGAGTCGTCAGCAACCTCAGGTGTAAAGTTTTCCTCCGGAGTGACTTTGAACTTGTTCAGGTTTATTAGAAACCCGCCCACGTCCGCATTTCGTATCGCAGATAAGCCTTGGTCAGTTACTACTATAGCCATGTTAGCACCTTTGTTATTCCAAAATAGTGTGTGTACGTCCACCGATGATCTTCGCGGCCATACCGAAGGCAGAACCACCAGGCCAATCATCTATGACAACGGCAAATCTGAGTTTCTCGATTACAAGTGGTATCGGAGAGTACGCGTAAAATAGTTCGATTGCCCTTTGCAGCAACGTCTCACCTGGGTTCAGCAGCAAGGAGGACAAGTTCAACAGAGCTATGGTGAGCTCTATGTGCGTAGTCTTAAACCACTCGCCGCCGTCTGTAATAAGGGTCCCACCCAGCGTAGTTGTGAAATTGACGTAGTCCTTAGTGTACAGATAGCCTACCTTGACGGAGGAGTTTAGCAGCACGTCAATGAAGTTCACGAAGTATTCTGTACTATTCTGATCCGGATACAGTGGAAGCTGAGATACCAGTCGTGTCAGGCTATCCGAATTTAGGTTGAGTACGTCCTGCGTCGCATTGAAACCCAACATGCGGGCCGTTGACTTCAGCAACTCTTGATCTGAATCCTGACGAATGAATCTTATACGTTCCAACTCGAAGATCAGCTGGTCAACGTTGAGACTCATTACCTCGTTGAAAGCCTCAGCTAGGTCAGACCATAATTGGTTGTTACCAAGTATTTCTACCAACAGTTCATTTGAGCTTACAACGGGAGAAGGAATATTGTCTCCGGCCATCAGATAGAATTCCTTTCAGTGTAATTGGTACTAACTTGCAGCGTACCCAGGCTGAAGTACGTGTAGTCATCAGTAGCAACCTGGTCTGCTAGAGGTGTGACCATGTCAACGTAATCAACACCTGCTATTTTACAGACTTGAGTTATGTCTGATATAGCTAAACGCCTGCCTAAAGTGGTTGTAGACTTCTCAAATAGCGCTGTTATTGCAGAAGTTACAGTTGGAATTATATCTGCTGAGACGGCACTGGGGGACAGAGCTAGTGTCACATGAATGTTTACCACCACCTTTGTGGGGTTATACGTTTGGATGTGTACGGCCGCATGCTTCTTGTCACTGAACCACGAAAGGAAGTCGTCCCATTCAACTGTGGTGTAGACGTCCGTCTCTTTAGGCAACACACAGATGCGCACTACGTTCATCCAGCGTAGATCACCTGGTGCAATATCTCGTTGAGACTTGATCGTAACAGAAGCAACGCTGGGGTAATCAGTGGCGATGGCTTTGTAGTCAGATGGATTCACCGCACGCTTACGTGCCCGGTAGATGTACGGTGCGAGAGCTGAGTAGTACGAGGCAGATTTCTGATCTGCACCACCAGCTACAGTGCTTGTAGTGAAGCCTTTGATGGTTGGATCCGTTGGATATTCGATCTTTAGTCCCGCCTGACCATTGTTACCTTCGCTTCCTTTGGTTACCGCATAGTCAATTTCCAAGGTGTAACCAATAGTCGGAAGCTTACCGTGATTGCCGTCACCAAAGGCTAAGGCTGTGTCGCCGTCACCAGTAGTGCTATCGTAGTAAACTTTGTCAAATGGTCCGGCTATCCAGATACCATCGGTGGTCTGATTCCAAAGCTCACGTTCTCCAGTTGAGGTGTTTACTAAGTAAACATCTACGTCAGCATCGGAGACACCGAAGCCCAGCTCATTCAAATAGATCTTGTTAAAGGTAGAGGCGCTAGCACTTATTGACTGCGTCCGCATAGTGCCTTCGTACAAGACTGAAGGATTAGACTCAGTAGCACCACTGTTGAACGTAATGCTTTCACGGTTAAAGAACAGCTCACCATCTACTGTGAACACACTGAACCTGGGCATGGTAAGTATGCCTACGTTTGACTCACGGGTAAGTATGACTCCGGTACTTGCAGGAGACTTTCGAGTAATGCGTACACCCAGCATGTCTGCAATGGCGTAAATAGAACTGTCCCGTACTGCAGTCTCTAGGAAGTCTTCACGAGCCGCTGATTCAATCGCAAATTGATTGAAGGCACCTACGGCCCCCATCATTTCGATAAGGGTTTCACCTGTTGAAGACGTCAACAGGTCTGACCAAGTTCCTTTTGCAGCCAGGTACAGCTGAAGCTGCAGGACTAGAGATTCAAAATCCGGCTTCGCTAGTGATAACGTAAGAGGTGAAGACATTGAGGACCCTATTTTGAAGTAGACAAATTGAACGCCAGAGACACTGACTTGTTGTTCAACTTTGGTATTATGAAGCTTATCTCTACGTAGTAAAGCTGCTTGTCGAAGTCTGGTACGACCTTGGAACTTTTAACCGTCACCCGTGGCTCCCACTCTTCTATCGACCGTATGATCTCAGTCTTTATCCGTTCACCTGTGAAGTCATCCATAGGGTCGAAGAGCAGATCCTGCAGGTAGGAACCGAAGTGACGGCGAAAAGGCCTTGTGTTTTTTCTAGTGCCTAGTATGGTCAGTATGGATTTCTGGATTGCAGATTCATTCTTCACCAATTCATAAGGGCTGTTTTGCCCTATGTCTGGATTGACGTCTGAAAACAGGATCGGTTCAGTGTAGCTCATGAGTTAGTCATTTACAAAGACGTTGTTTGACCCAGTCGCCATAGTAGAACCACAGGCAACAGCATCACCTATTCGGCACTTCGGCAAGTCGTTAACGAACACATTGGGTGAGCCTTCAGCAGCTACGCTATCGTGGCACGGAGACGGAGGAGGGCAGCAGTGAGTAACCCAGTGGTCAGTAAGACGATGGGACGGCAAGTCATTTACAAAGACGTTAGGGCTGCCCTCGTCATTAGGACGAGAAGGGAAACAGCCATGACCGGTGCACACATCACCTAAACGAACTGCTGCTGGCACAATAAACTCCTCAAATTACATGCCTAAAATTACGTTCGTGCCTGGTTACCAGAATTGCAGTATGTCCCACAAGTTATTAGGAAGCCCACCACGGTTAATTCCTGGCCACACATAAGGAGCTTCTTGCGTTGGTTCTGTGGGTGCTGCAGGCGCTCCGGAATTGGGATTCTCGTAGATGTTCGAGGCAACCATGGTGTAATTCCCACTAACGTAGTACCCTGAGGTGCCTCTAATGAAGCTCTGTTCAGATCCACCAGTCAACTCTTGACGATCACCCGTAACTATGTCTATTGATGCTTGCCCCGTTCTACTCACTCTGTTCTGGTTAACTATCTGCTCCATGCTACCAGCAACACGGGTAGTGAAATCCCCCATTACGGTAAGGTCTAGATTACCTTCAATGAGTGCATGAAGGTCCCCAGTGTTGCGAAGGAAAATTTCGTTCGTGGAGGTGTCGATAACAACTACGAGTCCGTTCTTGAAACGTACCACAGCTCTGTTAGGGTAGTTTGTATCAGCCTCTTCGAGCTTTGTCTTTGTGTCTACAGTGTAGCCTTGGTATATAGGATGGAAAGGAGAGCCGTTTTGAAAATGAAGCAACACTTTGCTGCCGACCTTAGGTATGCACAATATACCTGATTCGGCGGTTGCTCCATCCACATGACCGAAGGTTGGTATTGCCCATGGTAGGTTGTCGTCGTCAATGCCGTCAAAGATCTGCGATACCCGCGCACGTATCTTGCCTAACTTCTCAGGGTCGTTGTTATCCACAACTACAGCTTGGTACAGCTGAGAAGCTGACAGTCCAGGGTTTTGGTCACCGAATAGTGTAGACATATCAAATATAGTTTAGTGCTTGCTGTGCTTGGTAGTTGGAAATGTCCTTTTCCAAGGCAACAGCCGTTTCTTCTACGTCAGTAGGATTGGCCTTTGCGGATACCCTGTAAAAGTTCATGTCAAGTTCGTCTGCCCAAGGTGACGACCGGTCTTCGCTCTTCTTTGTAATGGCCTTAAGGAACTCAGACTTCACGTCACTAGGACTTTTCACCTTTGCCTCATACGTGCTAGGCTGGGCCAAAGACCCATCCACGAAGCTGTAGATAGACTCGGAGGCTTTCTTCGCGGGTGCAATGGTTGGTACACTCTTTCCTGTCAACAGGCTAACGCTTCCGTTCCACATGTCGGCCAGACCTTTGTTTATGTCGGTAGAGTTCTTGTTAAGCTCTTCAACCCTACCGTTGAACGCATCGAGTGCCTGAGTACCACCTGGTTCGTTACGAAGTGCATAAATAGACGTTGAGGAATTAACAACTTCAGAGCCTGAGTTGAAGATTGCGCTCAGCTTCTTGTTAAGTCCTATTGCACCAGTAATGGCTGCTTGGTTCTCGGCTAGTCCACCTGGCTTAGTAAGTGCCGCAACCCTAACGGCCTCATTGAACGACTTGTTGTTTAGTTGAGCATCGGCGTATTCTATTGCAGCTACACCTGACTGCATGTATTCACTGCCGAATCCACCCACTGTCTTGTTGTAAGCCAGAAGAGACCCTGTAGCACCACCTAAAGTCTGAATTGCTCCAGCTGGGCTAGCTACTATGCCTTCGATTCCACCCTTAACGAGTTTCGCAACGGCTAATGCTGACCTCAGAATGTTGACTGAAGCCTTCGCTACTTTCAACGAACTTACTTTTGCAGCGGCCGATTTAGTGTCAACATCCTTTGCGGCTGCTTGTATGTCTGTAGCTTTACCCAGCTGAGTAGCAACAGTACCAGGCTTACCAGGCTGAGTCATAACAGTTGGGTCTATCTGGGATTCAGGCATAGCAGACGCTGCTGCCTTATCGGGTGTGATGGCGCATTTCAAAGAAGATTCTCCTTTCTCAGTAAGAGACATGCGTACAAGTTCAAGTCGTTCAGCATAATAGATGCCTTGCTTGACTCGTATGGTCTTACCAACCACTATGTAGATGTCTGATACACTTGCAGTTTCTTTAGGGTCTGAGAAACTCTGACGGTACAGAACTGGATCAAGCAACTGAACCGTAGTAGGTGAGCTTACTAGCACACTAACACGTTCGCTAAACAGTGCTAGCTGCTTTACGTTCTGGTAGAAGGCTCGTTCGTACTTCTCATTAACATTGCCGCAGTCTAGAAGGCTATGGTCAAAACGAGCCTTACCTATGGTCTTTGATACTTGATCGTTTACCGCAAGGTACTTACCACTGGTGTTTACGTCTACTGATTCCTCAAAGGATTCATCACCATGACGAGAATGAACCACTCTTGTAGAGCCGTAGTTCTGCCAACTGTTCATTAGACCAGCGTCAGAGTGAGCTTCAGCCTTGTCAACCAGGTAGACAGACAGTTTTTTGTCTTCTTCAGCCTGAGGAGCGGCATGAACAAACAAGTATTCGATTCGTTCCAGAGGAGACTCTATTACGTCCATGAGGTTGCGGTAACGCAATTCACCTAAGGACGTAACTGCAGCACACATGGCGCTATAGTTGTCCATGTACCCGTGACGGGCTACGTTCTGCTGGGAAAAGGAAGCTCTGCTTCTGTTTATGTTCCACCAGTTTTGACTGTCGTTCATGGAACGACCGTTGTACTTTTCTGGTCCACAATAGTACAGCTTGCACTTATCCGCTACTGACTGCAGAACTTTGGAGCTAGTACCTAGGTAGTGCTCATTAGAATTTTTTGATATGAAGTCAGGTGCATCATATATGCAATGGACGTGCATGACTGGACCGAATGAGGCCATGTCCTGCTTAACACCGAACAAACGGTACTGACGACTTACGGTACTTAGCTCGCTGGGTGAACGACCAACTGTAACGAGAACTTCGTTACCCTCTGTAAGGGCTAACTCTTTTTGAAGCTTGCCTGTGTAGTCGTTAAGCAGTATAGTTGCGGCAGGAAATAGAGAGGCTATACTCTCACTTAGGGTCAACGTGTTGAACAAGTTGGGTGCATTGTCGATAGACTTTTGGTCTATCTTAATGTCAATGAAGATGCGTCCTGCTACGATAAGCATATCAGATGGTTATAACACGTTGGATTCGGTCAGGACGAATAGTGTTCTGGCTGTTCACTGCAACTAGTGCCGCGTAGTCCGGAATCTTGAGCATCACACCTTCGACGATGTTCTTGTAGTGGCCAATACCATTGTAGGCCATGAGCATCCACCACAGTTCGTCAGTGCCGTATTCCCGTAGTGAGATCAAGTCAGGCGCGCCTCGTTCATCTTGCGTTACAGGATGAACTGAGTACTTACTGAGGGTCTTCAAGTGCGGTACAATTTTGTCGAGCAGAGGGTCGATTCCATGCTCGTCGGGTGTAACGCTAAAGACACGGTAGAATTTTGAGCTGAAGTTTGGGGTCATGATTACACCGTGAACATTCGGTCAATGTCGGTCGTTGTGAAACTTGTGTAGAAGCTTGACACACCTATGCTTATGGTCATTGACTGCGGTATGCCATCTTTGTCGAACAGGCAGGCAATATCAGAGGACACAGAGTCTATAATAACGTTCTCCAACTTGAGGTAGCGGCCCAAGTACATTGTGATTATCCTGGATGTAGGGCCGTCGATTATTTGCTCTCTGATATTCGGTCCAGGAGGTAACAATATCCCTCCCGGTCCTTCAGATGGTGCAGTCAACTTCAATAGTGCTATGTGCTTTTCACGAACATCAGTCTGTGAATTTGTTAATGCCCTGAACACAAGCTCAATATTGAATTTCATCGAACTAGACGATTCCCACACCTGGAATGACTGTGCTCTGGTAGCTTTGCCCACACCAGAACCACTAAGGCCAGCGTTTATAGTAGCAGCACTTACGGCTCCACCTGTAGCTGCCGAGGCTATGTCACCAGCACTAGTTCTAGCTATGGGTNCATCCCACTGGGACGAGAACTCCATGTTGAAACGTTCGGGCAAGTTGGCGATAATAGGGAATATCTTCTTTCCAGAGCTACCTACAGTCTCGTCTCCTCGTACATCCAGGCTCACCTGGTAGTGTGGAACTACACCAGTCAAGGTTTTACTAGAAGGAGTAGGCTGCGAAGCTGTCCCAACGTTCAGAAATAGTGGACTAGCCATTACACACGTCCCATCATTATTGAAGCTAAAGCAAGATCAGGGAAGAACGGTGGTATCTCGTCCAACCCAGGTACGCTAGTTGGTTGACTTGATTTAACGACAGTTGTTGCACCAGCGCGTTTCTCTGGTGCAGGCTCAGTCTGATTAATTACCTTCACAGGTGTTAGCTCTGCGGGAGTAGACTTAGACACTTTCTGAACTGGTGCAACGGAAGCAGTTGCAACTCTAGCCGGAGCGACTGTCGATCCCATTGGAGTGCGCGTAGACACAATAGGACTAGATGCAGGCTCTGAGGTAGCAGTAGTAGCTTTAGGTGAGATCACACTACCTTTTTGCTCACCCCTAGCAGTATCGGGTGTAAGTGCCACCGTAACTTTACCAGTAGTTGTGTCCCTCTTGGAAACACCTAACGTGGAAGGTGTTGCAGTGGAAGGTGTACGCTCGTTGTACGCACTAGCGTAGGTGGTTGTGTCAACTACGTTTGCAGCAGAAGCAACTTTCTTCTTGTTAAGGTCAAGGTACTGCTGCGGTGTCATGTTGCCGAAGTTAAGACGCATGTTCTCGGCAGTCTTAGCACTAAGCTGACCCTTGCCTGAAGCAGCATTGATTATCTCAGCTGCTCCACCTACACCTTGTTGATGGGCAAGATACAAGTTCTCAGTAGTGGCTTCGATGCCCCGTTTCTTCAAGGCATCGGCGTTGTCCTTCATTAAGCGTGCTGCGGCTTCAGTGTTCTCTTTAGGATCGAACCTATTCTTTATGCCGTACTGGCGTGCGGTACCTCCAGTGAACTGATACAGTCCAGCTGCACCTGTTGCAGACACAGCGTTGGCGTTACCAGCGGACTCGATCTGAGCCATTGTCAACATTGAACGTGGGTCAACTCCGCTGTTGCGGGCAACCTCAGTTATCATGTTCTTTGTGTCTGACGTAAGGCCTTTACCGCCTCTGAATTTTTCACCTTTGTCAGACAACGACTGTATGGACGCAGTCTCTTCAGCATTGTACCTGCCTCGGGCAAGACCCGCTGATACCTTGGCAGCACCTAGTACCTCAGTATAGCCTTTGGTCGAAGCAGTCTTCAACGTGCTGACTGCACCTGAAACATCACCTTGTGCAACTTTTGAAGCTGCCGCTTTAACACCACCCCACACAGTACCGGCTGCGGATCTTACGCCTTCTTTTAGCTGTGAGCCTGCTTCAGTCAAGTTATCAGCTGTATCTTTCGTACCTTTCCAGAAGTCACTAAGCGTACTCTTAACAGAGTTGCCGAAACTTGTAATGGCACCTATAACAGGGCCGAAGGTATTGGACATAGCCGGAAGGATAGTATTCTGATAATCAAGAACAAGACTTCTCCGTGCGTCCTCACTGAAGGGACTCATTACCAGTGCTATTCCACGACCTAGGTTGTCACCTACAACTGACCCTGCAATAGACTTACCTACAGCATCTCCAGCGGTAGCAAGAGCTTCCCCTGCAGCAGCTCCAAATGCGACACCTTGTGGACCACCTAGGACTCCACCAATGGCAGCACCTGCTCCTGCGGTGAGTAGATGTGCACCTGCTGTTACCTTATCTGCTGTAGGAGTTTTGCTGTCGAACAGTGTGGATGCGTTACTGTAGCCCTGATACGCTGCGTATCCACCCGCAGCAACAGCTGCAACTGTCTTTACGTTGCCTAATACGTTGTTGCGTGGGGGGTTTGGACCTATCGGGCCGTTGTTGCGCCGATTACGGTCGAAGGGGTTAAACCTATCTAAGGGCGAACCACCTTGGCTTTCAGCTAGGGCTTTGAAACACTTACGTAGCTCCATAATTACGGCACCGAGGGCACCAGTAATCTTAGTCGTTCCTAGTCGGGTAGACTCGTCAAGGTTGGTAGTGGCACCAAGTTGTGCCTTACCTTGAGCTAGCTGCTGTTGCGAGCGAAACTGATTCACTCGCTGGTTCTGTTCGTTCTGTGAACCTTGCTGCGACAACTCGTTTACTAACTTTTGGCTAGAGTTGTCAGTTCTTTCGGGCCTTGCTTTGGCAGAACCGAATGCACCCAAGGTTGATTTGAATGCGTCGGTTATGCGAGAGGCGTAGCGATCTGGAGAGTTGTCCCTCAGAGACTTTAGCTCGTCTTTTCGTTTCTGCAAACGTTCTAGAAGACTCATACTAACTCCAGTGGTTTTTCCGGGATACCTAAGGTACGAACTTTTAAGTACTAGGGAGATTGTTCTTCACGATCTCTTTTGTACTTCGAGTAAAAGTACAGCAGACTTTTACTTGGCATGTTCATGTCTGGCGGTATGTTCCTATGCCTAGCCAGTTCATACTGCATGTCAAGTAACTCTTGCTCCGGAATTATCGGAAAAAATTGTAAGGCTCTAGTTGAATATCGAAAGGATACGTAACTCGACAATTTCGACAGTGGAGAGTCGTAGTCTCCTTGATGCCATGAGTCAGCAACTCGTTAAGGCTGCCAGCAGTGTCAAACATGTCGAGATTTTTCTGAGTCTCAAGGAACTTGATCTTCTCGGCAAGTGTATCACCGTGAGCTATCCACTGCGCTGGCCCAGCTATGTATGTAAGCTCTGGATCCTTAAGGGCTTCTCGCACTTCCTGTAGGATCGAAGCACGTGGGAAGTCAAAACCTTCGGGCAAACCTTCCCAGTTCTCTTCAGGCAGCTGCACGATTTCTATGTCCGTCAAGTGCACGAGTTCGCTATTGTGGCATCCACAATCCACAAGCTCGTATTTATCAAGTTCCTCAGGAACCTTGAAAGTAGCGTCGTTGAAGATTAGTGCACCGGTCTCTTTGTTCCGGTACACTTTCTCAGTGCAATGCCATTCAACAACGTAAGGAGTCTTGGGAGTGCTGTGAATCTTCAGCCACATAAGGACGTAGTAGAAGTCACCGATTGAGATTTTTGAAGCCTCAGTAGAGAGGCATAAGTCAACTGCCTTAACTACATGGGACATGTCATTAAGAGCGGCAGCCTTCGAGAAGAGTCGAAGTTCTTGCACAGTCAACGGCCTGATATACAGTTCTTTGAACGAGTACGGGAAGAAATTGGAAGGCAAATTTCCAATGTCGCTCCAATCAGGGTCACGAAGTATCTTTGCCATTCCTTCGGTATCGTAGTTCATCAGCAACTCCTCATTAAAAAATTCGTTTACATTAACGGAGTTAACACTTGACCGTCACAACTGAAGGTCTGGGTGATGATTATTCGACCAGAATCACTGTAGTTGAGGGCAAAGTTGCCTGTTTCAGCAGGCCACAGTCCAGTCATTTCTGCCTTAAGGACGGAGTTGTTCTTCGAGTCCAGCATAATTACATTGATGTTCTTCTTGAACACACTGGGCAGGTTGTAGAAGCCCGTGTCCATGTCCTTAACCAAGGCTTTCCAGGCAATCAGCCACTTGGTGGTAGTTGCATGGTTATCCTCGTAGAACGTGCAGCTGAAACTTGAAATATCATGGGTGCCAGGGTAGTATGTAAAGCCAGACCCACCATGCCAGCTATCAGCAATAGAGATATTGTTGAAAGGAAGATCTATACTTTCAAGGAAGCTTGGCTCAAGGTGAATACCACTGATCGTGGGTAAGGACTCCGCGACCCATTTGAACGAAAGTAATGGGTCGCGGAGAGCTTGAAGCTTTGCAATATCAGTTAGTGCGGGATTAGCCACCGCGTACTTCCCACCAGTCGTATTTGAAAGTCGTACTCAGGGCGATGATTGCAGATGACTGACCATCGAAGGACAGATCAGGCAGCGCAGAAGGCCAACATCCATGAATGATGTAGGAACGAACTGTGTTGCCCTTCTGGTCGAAGATCGTCAGTTCACCATCGCGCTGGTACTCAGACTTGTACGCGCCGGTCTGGGTCTGCGGATCACGAATCAGTTTACCCCAGTCTTCAAGGATCTTCGAGATCTGTGCACTACGGTTCTCAACATACTCCAACGTGAGGTCACCACCATACGTCAGGTTGCCGGAGTGGTTCAGTGTATGGCCGAACAACTGTACCTGCAAGGCGGTCAGGGTCCAACCGGGCTTGCTAGCAGTACGACACTGCATGAGCAACGGTTGGGAGTTTGCACCAGTAGGAACGCTGGCAAAGTTCATCTGGAAGTTATCAGACAGCATCGGGTCGAGGATTGATGCTGCAACTTGCCCTAGGGTAGGCTTGGCCATGTGTTACTCCTTATCTTCAGTAGTTGAATCGTCTTTAGGCACATCGGTAGTAACACCAAGGTCTGCCAGCTTTGAGTTCAGATCATCAAGACGAGCCTTAAGCTTCATCTTCTTTGAGTCCGATGCGTGTTTGGTAGCAAGCTTCTCTAGCTGCTCCTGCATCTTCTGCTCCTCAGTCTCAAACTCCATACGAGTCTGGGTTACTTTCGCCAACTTCTCCGAAAGGGCAGACTGCTGCTTGAACTGAGCTTTGTTTATTTCAGACATGGACTTGAGCAAGTCCTTCTTCTTTTCCTTGAGAAGCTTTACTTTTTCACGAACAGAAGCCTTTGCCTCTGAGGCTTTGCGACGTTCTTCAGCCCTTAGAACTTCTCGGGCCTTCTGCACGCGTGTCTTGCTGATTGATATTTCCATGACTAGTCCTTACTGGTTAACAAACTTAGCGCCAGTCTTGTTGATGATGGCAGTTAAGTGGATACGCTTGGCTGGAAGAACAGGATCCACGTACACGTCCAGGATAAGATCACCAGCGGCTATGGTGGAAGGCAAGTTGTTCGATTCATCGCACACTACACCGAAGGCGTACAGACCACGTGCGTTCTTTATAGGCAGCAGGAACCGTTCGCTGAGCTCCACAAGCTGGGCACGCAGTATGTAGTCGTTGGGGTCAAACACAGAGTACAGTGCTGCCTCGCTAAGGCTCTTCTCAAGGAAGATCATTAGGCGACGTACCGATACATTGGACAAAGCACTTGCCATTGATTGAAGTGTGTCAGCACCCCAAATCTTGATGCCTGCACCGACAATTACACGAGTACCGTTAACCTGGTTGTCGTACAGAGCATCACGATCACCTTGGTTGTACACGTGGCGCAATCCAAGGATGTTCAGACGACCACGGTTCATACCAGCAGGAGCAAACCACAGCTCGTACTCGCTGTCAGTGCGGGCGTAGGCACCTGCCACATGACCACTGGGAGGAACGTACAACTTTATGTCGTTGTACTGATCGAGGACTAGGTAATCAGGTGCATAAAGAGCGGCATATGAGGAGTCAAGCATCAGTGTGTTACGCCGATAGTTGACTGCATCCTGAAGTGATTGCTCCATTGAAGGAACATCGAGAACTGCGAGGCAGTCCATACGGGACTCACACAATTCTGCCATCTTCAACTGAATAGCCGGAATGGTGTAGCCACCGTTTATGAGGATGTTTATGTCCAATTGTTCTGGGTCTTGGTACAAGTCCCAGGCTTGCATGATTTCACTAGTGGTAGCCTTACGGGGATCAAGCCCGCCTGTAAGCTTAACAGATGCTACGGTGTTGATGAATTGCCTGTTGGGGCTAGCAAAGTAATCAGCTTGATCGTAGTTCTGAGCTACCCGAATGTGAGCACTTCTCTTGTTGATGTGCTCTTGCACGTTCAGCTGGACACCGTACCCATCAAGCAGGAAGTTAAGGTGAACTTTGAAGCGCTCTACAGGCTGGCCCTGAGTAGCTAGGTACACGTCCACAAAGAACGTACCATCGTTCTCGTTGGTGTTGGGGTAAACACGCACCTCAACGTTTTTGTTCCAGCCACCCGGGTCAGCACCGTAGAAGTGCATAAGGTCTGAAGGAGCAAATGGCTTCAGCAACGGATCAGACTCACCAGCAGCCCAAGGCTCAGCTGCGTTCAGATTGGCATTGAGGAAGATCGTGCAACCACCGTACATAGCTTCTGGAGCCACACGAGTCACGTACAGACGTGAGCCATGTTCCAGGAATGCCAAGGCACAATAGTGCATATAGCTAACTCGGGCGTCTGGCTTGCCGAACAACTCGAGGAACTGTTTCGTGCTTGTAACCAGGTAGGCTACGTCTACTGGACCACGTTTCGACTCTCCCACGATGGCACCAATAGAGGAAGAGGCACCAGATACTACTTGGGATAAGTCTATCTCGTTGACGTACACACCAGCTGATGGTGAAGGCATTCCCATTATGAGCTCCTTTAGGAAATCGTTAAATGCTTAAGCGCAAAGGTAAGTTATTCTTGTATCTAGCAAATGCTTCCTAACGACGACCCTGTCGAAGGCAGCAAATGCTATGAACAATCCATTGCACACAAAAGATGTGTAGGTCAACCCGTTCACTAGGTCTACCATGAATGGTTCATAACCATGAATTTGAATAGCAGTTGTGACAGTGTTGAGTTCAAGCTGCTGTGACGTTATTAGGCTGAAGTCACCGGTCCTGAAGTTCGAAGACTGTGGTATCTTTGCAGCTATCGAGTTCTTCAGTTGGCGCTGACGAAGATGAATGTCGGCTATCTCAGATTTGAACTCAGTAACTAGCGTCTTATCCAGCGGTAGGGCTTTAGTTGTCATCGGTTAGACCTTGGTTTATAAAGGTAGTAGCAACTAATGGAGAATTCGAGCTAACGGCTGACACCTCACGGAAGAACCCTGCGTAGCCATACATAACAAATGACAAGGATACTTCTAAGGCAGCTGGGGCGCTTGGTAGATTAGTATCAGCCATTGGTATAGCAACGCTCTCAGGTATTTCCAGTCTAATTGACAACCTCATGGCGTCGTCGTCACCTACCCGAAGGTCAAAGTTCAATCCATCTACTTGACCCAGAATCATCATTGCCTCGGCAACTCTGATCACCTTATAAGGATCGGCATCAGTGTACTTCAGTTCGACACCTGCTTTTACCGGAAAGATGTAACCCTTGGTTGAGGTAGCTCTAGTGGCACCTTCTGTTCCCATGCGGTATCCTAAACGTCGGACTACCTTGTTGGGTTGCATCTCTTTGACAGACTGTACTTCGTTGAGTATTAGATAGGCATAAGGGTATTCAGGTAACTGATTCTGCTTAACCCTTTGGGCGATACGTGCCTTTATCATTTCGTCCGTGGCAATAAGCATGTTCTTTATGCCTAGCTCTCGCTCGAACAATGTCCTTACACCATACAGGCTAGCCAAGAACAAACTACTTTCGTTAAGTTCGTCAAGAATAGTTGCAGGCTTAGACATTTTACGCTTTTACCTTGATTGCACTGCTGACTGAACTCAGCGCGCTAGGGATAATGCGCTCACCTGCAGCATCACTGTNCACGTCGTCGGATTCAATATCAGAGTCCTCGTCCAGGTCTTCTTCGTCACCAGATTCTTCCGCGTCGTCAACGGCTTCATCGGCTGAAGTACTAGCATGAGAGCCAATTGCCCGACTGATAGCCTTCGCTATGTCGCTTAGCTTGTTCTTATCGGAGGAGTTTGCTTCCATCATAGTGTCTTCCTCACCCATCGAATCAACTTGCGCCAAGAAGTCGGCGGCATCATCGGAACTTAGGCTTGAGGAGAACAGCTCACCCGCCTTGGAGTAATCACCTTGCTGAAAAGCGAGTGCAGAAAGAAGAAAAAGATCACGGGATACGTTGTTCATGAAAGGCTCCTAGTTAAGGCGTTTTGTGTAACGATAAAATTACAATGAAGGCACCAAAAGCAAATGGGACACCGAAGTGTCCCATTTTTGTTACTTACATGCCATCCTGCCTTTACACATGTTACACACGTTTTCCTTTGGAAACCGAGCGGGGATTGGCCAGGACGAAGCTGAGCAGTTCAGACATGAGCCAGCCCTTCGTGGTATTGCCTTGGTCGGCGCCGCTGGTCGGGGTGGAACGAACACCACCACGATCGGTGTACGCCGAATGGTTCTCCGAGGAGGCCACGACGTAGATTTCACCACGGTTCAGAACCTTCTGGTTGGGCTGACGGAACGCATCAGTAACCAGGTTCATACCAACCAACGTACCCAGGTAACCGTTCAGGACCAGGTCATACTTGCTGACCGGGTCAAGGAAGGTTGCGAAGTCGTTGCTGCCGATCACGTCAGACCAGAAGTCGTTACTGATGATGGCATTGGTGGCGGGCAGGTTCCAGTCGGTGACTTGCTGGCGAATGGTTGCCAGCATTTGGGTCGTCAGGGTGCCACTGATGTAGTTCAGGGGATTGACAACACCAACCGACAGGTCGGCGGCTTTCTTCCACAGGCGGTCTTCACCGACCATGATGGCGTCCAGGCCTTGGTTGTAGGCTTCGTCCAGGAGGTCGCCGGAGACTTGTTCGATGTCCAGGTTTTCAACACGGAGGTTGGCCAGGATCTCGAATTCACCAGGGGTGAACACTTTGGAACGAACCAGTTGGTAACCAACGCTTGCAGAGCTGGTTGCAACGATGGACACTGCATCCCACGACGGCATGGTGATACGCGGGATCTCACCTTGCTTCAGGGTCTGGCCAACGGCGACGCGACGCAGAAAGCCTTCGCGGTTACGTTGCTCTTGCAGTTGCAGAGCGATGGAAGCACCCAGGGCGGCCCATTTCTCGCCGGTGGAGTCAGCATAAGCAGCAGCCAGAACTTCACGACGTTCCTGAACCATCTGAGCGTATTCGCCCGAAGAGGCAACGGCGGACTTGTACTCAGGCACAACCTCGCCGGAGCTGACCGAGGTCATCAGAGCAGTGATAGCACGAACCAGGTCTTGCTTGTCACTGGCATTGAACTCGCCATTGGCTGACAGAGCACGCTGACTTGAACGGCCGAATTTCAGTTCAGAAATGGGGTCGCCATTTTTGAGGACCAGCTGAGCGCCAGCAAACGGATTTTGTTTACGCATGGTATTGAACTCCTAAATTGAGTGAGGTTTACTGGGATCAGGCAACTCGGATGCTGACAACCAGGAACGGGCTGGCCGGGCTGGGCGAGTTTTTGACGATAGCATTGGGGATGCCATCGGCAGCGGTACCTTTGGTCAGTGTGCCATTCGGGCCAAGCTTGACGTACAGTGCATCAGACCAGTCAACAGCAGCGTCGAAGTAGTTGGTACCGAACGTCGCATCCTTCAGAGTACCGATGGTGTCGGTCTGGGGGATACCTGCGGCCGGGATGTTACCAACGATGGTGCGGGCTTCGATGACCGTGGGTGTGTAGACCATCTGAGCGAAGACCTGATTGCCTGCTTCAGCAACTTGGAATTGCAGAGTCGAACCAGTAACCTTCACTTCTTCTACGGAAGGAGCAGTGGTAACGATGGTGAACGCAGTACCGCCGACCTTGACCAGCAGTTGACCTGCATTGGGTACACGGCCCATCTCGAAAGTGCCGTCAGCAGCGATGATGCCTTCATTGACCATGGGAAGAGCAGCCGGGGGAGCATTACGGGACAAGCTAACGCCCGCAAAGATTTCACCAGCAACGCCGGTACAGGGCTGAACTTTGGTAGCGCCGTTTTCCTTGACGTAGGCCAGGGCAATGCCTTCTTCGTTGATAACAACGCCGGTGGCAACAGCTTCGTGACCAGTGTAAACTACTCGGGTTTCACGCAATTGCAACATTTGTGTAACTCCTTAATAAGTAAAAACGAAAACTAATTAACGAATGCGACGGCCGAGACCGGACACAACAGCCGCAGCTTTTGCGCCAAACCCACCATCACTTGAGCTTACGGACTCAAGGTTATCATCCGGGACATGAGAAACCGCAGCAGCAGTTGCAGGAACTCCCATGGAGACTAAACGATCTTCCACAGGGTTCGTTGCGCTCATAGACGTGTGATTCATTTCAAGTACAGCCTTTGCTAGGCCTTCTTGAACTTCAACCGGCTTGTCCATAATCTCACTGGCCTTGGAGAAGAGAGCGTTGTGATATGCGTCAGCAGCAGACTTGAACGCATTGAACAACAGTACATCAGGGTTGCGAACACCCGCAGAGCTAAGGGCGTTAAACAGGTTGTCTTTCAGGGGATTGGTTTGACCGACGAAGAAGCCACGGGTCATACCGATGGACGCAGTTGCAAGAGCCGCCTTGAAACGATCCTGGAACTGTTTCTGGGTGGATGCCATTGCGGCACGTTCCTCAGCAACTTGCTCTTCGATCTGCTGCTCGACGTAACGCTCGAGGTTTACGTCATTTGCAATAGCCTTGAAGCCCATTTCGCGCAGGGTATTGACAACACCAGCGTGACGAGCAGAGGCGAGAACTGCATTACCGAAGGTAGCTTCGTCGAAGATGTCCTGGTGGCCAGACTCGCTCTTACGAGCAACGGCAACAGGCTTGCCCGCATAGTACGCAGTCCATATGGGAGAACCGGCAACGCTGGAGGAGTACGACACATCAAGCTTTTCGTGCGAAGCATCGGCACTATCGTCGATGTTGGCAAGCTCGTCAACTACTACAGTCTTCGTACCGACCGGAGCAGCAGCTTCAGTTTCACCTTCGGGCTCTACAAGAGCGGAAGCACATACCGGGCAGGCAATAGCTTCAGCGGATTCATAGATGACGTGGGCACCGCAATCGGAGGACGAACACACCATGTAGTTGACTTCAACTGCACTTGCGTGGATAACACCGGCACGAGCCTGCTGGTAAAGGGCTTCAGCTTCAGCACGGGTTGAGGCAGCTACGGCCAATGGCTCGTTAGAGTCGTCTTCATCACCGTCTTCAGCATCGGAGGCCATGTCGTCTTCATCACCGTCTTCAGCATCGGAGGCCATGTCGTCTTCATCACCGTCTTCAGCATCGG